CCTTGGCAGAAACTTTTGGCTATTGAAATGCATCGCGTGAAGCCTGATGGGCGCTGGTATCACAATGAAGTTGGGGTCATTATTGCTCGTCAGAATGGTAAATCTACCTTTATGCAGCTGCGTATTCTGGCTGGAATGTTCCTTTGGGGTGAGCGTTTACAGGTTCACACAGCACACAAACTAACAACCTCATCTGAAATCTTTTGGAAAATCGACGAGATCATCCAAGCCAATGAACAACTTGTGACTCGGTTTGTAAAGAAGTACGAAACAAAGGGTAGCCAAGAGATTAAACTCAATGATGGCACTCGATACCTGGTAAGAGCCAACAACTCAGCTGCTCGCGGTATCGCAGCACCTGATGTAATTCACTTGGACGAAGTACGCGAGTATAAAGACGATGAAGTGTGGGCATCTTTGCGCTTTACTCAAATGGCAAGCAAAAATCCGCAGGCAATTATGTATTCCAATGCTGGAGATCAACATTCAGTCATTCTTAATCGCATGAGAGAACGCGGACTTGCAGCTGCGGCCGGCGCAGACGATCCGATTGGCTGGTTTGAATGGTCGGCAGAGCCAGGTTGTCCCATTGATGATATGAAGGGCTGGCAACAAGCAAACCCGTCACTCGGACATACGATCCACATCGACAATCTCAAATCTGCTATGTCAGATGATGAGTCTATTATTCGCACAGAACTTTTGTGCCAATGGGTAAGCCAGATCAACCCAGCCATCAATCCGTCAAGTTGGACAGAGTGCGCGCATGAGGGTACGCTCGCTTTGGATCGGGAGCAACCGACTTGGATGGCTATTGATCTAAGCCCAGATCGAAAAGCAGCTGCACTTGTTGCAGCGCAGCGACTTGTTGGGGACAAGTTCTGCGTTGTATTACTGGAGACGTATTCGAATCCAGTTTCGATTGACGATAAAGACCTTGCGAACAGTATCGCTGTCTGGACGAAGCGTTATAGCGTGGAGACGGTCGCTTATAGTCGTCAGACGGCAGGTGCAGTTGCTTCTCGATTGGCTCCAGCAGGAATCCCAACAACTGCCATCGATGGCGCGCTTTATGGGCAAGCCTGCGATGAAATGTTGTCGGCTATTACCTCCCAGCGCTTAGTTCATACAAATCAGGCAGAGTTAAACAAACAAGTTTTATCAGCGGTCAAACTTCCATTTAAGGATGGTGGCTGGTACCTTGGAAGAAAAGCGTCAGCTGCCACAATTTGTGCCACAGTTGGAATGGCTATGGTGTCTCACTTTGCGACACGACCAGACTCAGAAGTGGACATCGTGTTGGGTTGATTATGCTATAATTTTGTGCTAATGGCTATCAAAGATTTCTTTGTGAAGACTCCTCAACCTCAAACTTTGACGGTTGATGCAGCTGCGACCCCAGCACCTTTCAATAACTCAATTCAAAGTTATTTCTATCCTTTGGCATCTGCCAATCGTCAGCAGGCGATGGCAGTTCCAACAATCGCAAGAGCGCGGAATATAATCTGCTCGACTGTTGCATCTTTGCCATTAGAGCAAAGAATTAAATCTTCTGGGGTACGAGTTGAACCCAATCGCGTAATTAACCAACCAGATTCACGCGTCCCTGGATCATCTATCTATTCATACATCGCTGAGGATTTACTATTTCACGGCGTGGCGTATGGACAAGTGATGTCTATGTATGCAGATGGACGCATACAAGAATGGACACGCGTTTCGCCTGATCGTGTTACTTATACTACAAACGCAAACAACACAGAAATTATTGGCTACTCAGTAGATGGAACTGCGGTTCCTTCAATGGGTATTCGATCTCTTGTAGTGTTTAACGGTTTAGACGAAGGATTCTTATCTCGCGCAGGTCGCACAATTAGAGCAGCAGTTGCATTAGAAAATGCAGCAGAAGCATTTGCAAAAGAACCAGTCCCAATGATGGTTCTAAAGTCAAACGGCACAAATCTTACTAGCGAGCGTATCGGCAAATTGCTTGAAGCCTGGCGCGTTGCCCGTAGTACTCGATCAACCGCATTTCTAAATGCTGATGTTGAATTACAGGCAATGGGAATTGATCCTAACAAACTTCAATTAAATGAAGCCAGAATGTACGTCAGTTTGGAACTATGTAGAGCAGCAGGGCTTCCTGCCTATTTCGCATCTTCTGAAACAACATCAATGACTTACTCAAATGCAATTTCAGAACGTCGCTCACTTGTTGATTTCTCGCTACGTCCAATCTTGACTGCAATCGAACAACGTTTATCAATGCCTGACTTTGTAGGTCAAGGTAATGAAGTGCGTTATGCACTTGATGATTTCTTGCGTGGTAATCCTTTGGAACGCGCACAAGTTTACGAAATCCTAAACAGAATTGGCGCGATGAGCGTTGATGAAATCAGACAACAGGAGGACTTGTTATCATGAAAATAACAATGCCAGTAACAATTACGGCAAGTGATGCAGAGTCACGCATTATCGCTGGTCGCATCGTTCAATGGGATTCAGTTGGCAATACATCTGCTGGTCAAACGGTATTCTTGCCAAACTCAATTACTTTCAGCAAGAACACCAAACTGGTACTTGAGCATGAAATGACAAAACCGATTGGAAAAATTATCGAGTGGTCAGAGGATGAGTCAGGCGTAACGGCTTCCTTTAAGATCGCCAAGACAACCGCTGGCAATGACGCATTAGAGGAAGCAGCAACAGGATTGCGCTCAGACTTTAGCGTTGGAGTCAAAGTAGATGCGTGGGATAACAAGGATGGCGTTATGGCTATCAGCGCATCTAAATTAATTGAAGTTTCACTTGTAACTGAAGGAGCAATCCCAGGAGCAGAAGTGGAAAAGGTTGCAGCAACCGAAACACCTGGACAAGCTGCATCCGAATCAACCCAGGAACCTCAAATTGAGGAACCTAAGACCGAAGGAGATGACCTAGTGTCAGAAACCGTTTCAGAAGCAGTATCAACCGAGACGGTTGAAGCTGCAAAGTCAGAGGTAACTGCTGCGACAACACGTCCAGTCTTTTACACAAATCCACGCGTCAATCTTGACGTAACAGCAGGTCAGTATGCAATGGCACAGATCCAAGCAACACGCGGTGACGCAGATGCTCGCGATCTAGTTGCAGCCCTACAGGTAGCAACAGTTGCAGAAAACACAGGTATGGTTCCACCTAACTACCTAAAGGATGTTATCGGCATCATTGATAACTCACGTCCATTTATCGATTCAATCGAAACTGCAGCGCTTCCAGCATCAGGAATGAAGGTTTTCACACCTAAGTTGGGAACAAAGGCAACTGTTGCAGTAACAGCAGAGGGCGCAGAGTTCTCATCAACAGACACAACAGTTACCTTCCAAGAAGATACAGTTGTTAAGTTTGCAGGCGCTGGCATCATCGATGTTGAGTTGCTAGATCGTTCAGACCCTGGCTTCCTAGATCTATATCTACGTGAGTTGGCTGAATCATACGCAATCAAGACAGATGCATACGCAGCTCAGATTGCAGCACAAAACGCAACACAGTCATCAGCAGCAACAATCTACGCAGCTATTGCAAAGGGTATTGCTGACTCATACGGCGTAATGCGCTCAACACCAAACCGCCTACTTGTTGCTAACACAGGTGGCGAGGATGGTATCGATTTTGCTGGCTTGCTTGGCGCAGTAGATGGCTCAAGTCGTCCACTATACGCAGCAGCAGCACCATCAAATGCTAATGGTCTTGTAACACAGGGATCGACATCAGGCACAATCGCAGGTCTAGGACTTGTTGTTGATGCTAACTACACAGGCGATGACGCAAACGCAAAGCACGCTTTGGTTTACCCATCAAACGCAATGCGTTTCCATGAGAGCAACCGCATCGAACTACGCGCAAACGTAGTTGCTAACGGTCAGGTTGAAATCGGTCTATACGGATATGTTTGTGTAGTAAACCGCTACCCAGCAGCGTTCCGTAAGTTGAACGTAGCCTAATCACTTAATCATGGGGGGGCGGTTGCTCCCGATCGCTCCCCCAGCAGTTTAGAGAGGATGAAATGCCAAGTATTATTACAGCAACACAGTTGAGAACTGTACTTGGTGTTTCGTCTGCTCTTTACAATGATGCTTATCTTGATGACATCATCGACACATCTGAGGCAGTTATCTTGCCTCTACTTACAACTTTTGCATCACCAATCGCCAAGGTTTCGCTGACTGATAATGTCGCAACCTTTGAGACAGTAGGCATCCATGAGTTCACAGAAGGACAATCAGTTGTCATCGCTGGATGCGGATCACCATTTAACGGCACTCGAACAGTCAATGCTGATGTTGATGCGTACACATTTACAGCAAACATCACTAATGCCGATGTTATTGAACGAAACGTCATTCCTAGCGGATCCGCAACACTTACAGGCGCTTCAACTTATGTTGGAGTTGCAGCGGTCGAATCCGCAATCATCGTAGTTTCAGTCGAGGTATTCCAATCTCGCACAGCCCCAGGAGGACAAATTGAAGGCGTGGATTTTGCTCCTAGCCCTTACCGCATGGGGCGCAGCTTGTTTAACCGCGTTGTCGGGCTTTTGGGTTCGTATATTGATGTAGAGACGATGGCACAATAATGCCTAGCACTATTCTCTCAGCGGTTCGTACTCCTCTTGCCACAGCACTTTCAGGCGTTGCAGCAAACGTATTTAGTTACGTTCCTGAGTCAATTCCTGCACCTGCTGTTGTTGTCGTACCCGATTCTCCATACCTGGAGTTTGACACCATTGGCAAGAGTTCCTTTCGATGCAAGATCAATATGACTATCAGTTGTTGCGTTGCTTACAATAGCAATCCTGCATCACTTGATAACATAGAGCAATTAATAACAAGTGTTGTGGCGGTTATACCTGCTGGATATGAAGTCCAGGCGGTTGATCGACCAACAGTAACAACAGTAGGCGCTAGTACTTTGCTAGTCGCGGACATACGTGTAGCCACCTGGTACACGCAGACACCATAAGGAGAATACCGAAATGCCAACAACAGTCATTACGGGTCGCGACATTATCCTGACCATCGCAACAGTAAACTACGATGCTCAGACAACTAGCGTTACACTCGTAAACAGCCCAACAATCGACGTATATCAGACACTCGATGGCAAGGCGTACAAGCACACAGACGATCAATGGACTCTGAACTTAGAACTATTGGCTGACTGGGGTGCAGCATCATCACTATTTGAAGCAATGTGGGGCGCAGCTGAGTCTGCACCAAACACAACTCTTGCAGTATCACTCACAGCAGTAACAGGCGCAGTATTTACATGCAACGTCCTACCTGTATTTCCATCTGTCGGTGGAGGCGCACCAGGCGCTCAGACTGATTCTTGGACACTTACAGTCGTGGGAACACCTACCGAAACATTCAGTTAAAATCTAACAACGGGAGCAAAGATGCAAAAAGCAATCACAATTACATACACGTCAGGGGATCAGGCAACTTATGTTGCCTATCCGCCTGATTTTGCAAAGTGGGAAATGGCAACAAAGAAGTCGATTAGTCAATTCTCTGGAATGTATGACTTATTGTTTATCGCTCACAGCGCGATGAAACGAGAAGCAGCAGGAAAGCCAGTCAAGCCGATCGAGGCATGGATGGAAACTATTATCG